GAATAAACAACTCACCCGTATTGTTTTCTATAATACTGTCTGTGCCATCGTGGTATAGTTCAAGGTCTGTCCCTGTGCCAAGTTGAACTTTTTCATTGTCTCCTAAACTTAAACCATCCATAGCTAGTGAGCCAGTAATGGTAACACCTGTTGCTGTTGTTGCTAGTTTGACAGAATTATCATGGTATAAACTTACAGCACCATCTTCTACAAACTGTGCCATAGTTTCAGAGCCATCATTTTTTCTGATTTCTACTGTGCTACCATCTAGTGCTAATATACCAGTGCCTGAATCTCTGACTATGCTATTTGATGCATCATGAAATATTTGTAAATCTGCATCCGCACCAAAGGTAGCTTTAGCACTATCAGCAAATTCTAATGCGTTGTCACTGGCATCAAACACTACATTGTTAGCTGCGCCTGTAAGAGTAACATCACCAGTGGTAGTTAGATTTACAAGATTAGCTGTGCCAGCTAAGTGAGCATCTTTAAATTTAAGAAGACTTGTGCCAATGTCTAGTGTATTATTAGTCTTTGGTTTTATTTCAGTTGTACTAGCTACAAAGTCTTGAGCAGGTCCAAGCACAGTAACAGGCGCACCTTCACCAGATGTGCCATCATGGGTATGTCCTGAACTACTATTAAAAGCAGCTTCAATGGCATCATATTCGCCATCAAAGTCTGCAGCGTTAATAATGTTACCGTCAGCAATATTATTAGCGGTATCGTTTCTGGTATAACCTGTTCCCATGTTATTTACCTTCTGTCATGTGTCGCATATTCAACTGTCAATGCGTCAATAGAATATGGTGGGTCTGTGCTTGTAGATGTAAATTGAAAAGACACAGTATTTCCTGAACCTACTACTTGCGTTTCAAATAGTTTAAGTAGCTTACTTCCAAAACTTGTAGAACCAAATACACCCACACCAAAAAATCCAACTTGTCCTTGTGTATTAAGAATACGAATAGCTGGTGGTTGAATTGTACCTGAACTGTCAAAATCTAGTTTTAAACTAACATCAAAGTTTACGCTACCTTGTGGGTCAGAATACAAAAATAATTTATAAAATGTTTTACGTATTCGTGGGTCTTTAATAGGTAAGTGTGGAGTAGCAAATGTAGTTTGAATATTATCTCCATCAAATGAATTACCACTTTCCATTTGATACAAATAGCCATCATCATTTGAAAATAACACTACTTCGACAGTGCCGTTATAATTACTATCTGCTACGTTTGCACGTATGCCTCGTGTTTCAGCCCATGCCATACCCTCACCACCTTGTGGGGCAAACTGTGTAGCTAATACTCCTTGAGCATTTTCTGCAGTAATGTTATTATTAAAACCTAATATTCTATACTGTGATTTTTCTCTAATTACACAACTTGTAAAGCTTGTATTAGCAGCAATAAAAGCTGTCATGTTAGACTGAATATTTTTAGATACAGATGCTAGTCCAAAATCTCCAATCCTATCTGTACCACTTACAAGTCTTAATCCATCAGGTGCAAGGAACATAATATCCCCAGCAATCTCTTGTATAGTATCTGAGTCAATACAACCTATATCTGTTGTAATTGGCTGTAGGCTAAAATCTGCAATAGTAGTGCCTAGTAATTGATGTATACTACGCTCAGTAAATATAATAAGATTTTGCCTAAATACAGCAAGACCTGTAATTGTAGTTCCTACGTTAATTACACCAGAGCCATTAGCTGCTGTAAAGTCTGAATCTGTATAAGGTGCAGTAAAAGTTAAATTACTGCCTTTTGCAAAAAATAAATGTTTTTTAGCTTCTTCAACAAAAGATGCGCCTATAACTCCTGTTGGTGCGCTATCAAGAACAGTAAATGTAGCATTGTCATATAATGCTGGTGCGTTAAGACCATCTACTATTGCTATTTTTTCTGTGCCACTAAAGTTATATTTAGCAAACCTTGTCTTGCCAGCAGTTTCTCTGCTTACAGAAAGAAATGTAATAGCTGCATCATCAGCAGGACTACTAGCTAAATTAGGATTTATGTTTATTGTAGCACCACCAGATGATACAGTTGCATCTGCAGTAACTGTGTAAATTAAATCTACACCAGCAATTTTAAAAGCATCTCCTAATTGAGGTGCGCTATCTAAACCATCAATTGCAAGTGTGCCGCCACTTTGACCAGCACCATTTACAAGAGGTGTGCCATAATCAGGCACATTAATTTTAGTAAATCCAGAACCACCAGATTTAAATATGTCTGCATTTTTACAGACAATAGCACTGTCTTCCCATGCTGCTACACCTATAGTTAAATAATTAGATGATGTACTTAAAAATGTAACAACAGCAGCATTAGCTGGACTACTAGCAAGAGAAGTTGTTAGTGTTAGTGTTGCTCTATTATTAGTAGCATCAAAGCTAACACCACCAGAAGCTATAGTGTAAGTTCCTGAAACACCTGCTACTTGAAATGTATCACCTGCAACAGGTGTTGTATGACAGGCAGCTATAATAAGTGTAGTTCCTGTTTGACTAGCACCGTGAACCACTGGCGCACCATAAGGTGGTATAATAGCACTATCAAACTTTGTAAACCCTTCGATTCTTCTATAACCACCTTCTACTGATGGTTCGTAGTTTCTTAGTATTCTTGCACTTCCCGGTGCATTTATACCCTGCTGAAGGGGAGATAAGTTTGTTATCAGACCGCCACGAAACTCAACAGGATAGGTTTGCCATGCATCCATCGTGTTAGCCCTTATAAATTAAGACCTGTGTTTGCTCCACCTGAGTTACGAGTAATCATATAGGAACGCACATAAGGTGTACGATTAATCAATTGTGAACGCATATGTTTAATACCCTCATCAAATTTTTGTTTCGCTATTGTAGCCGCTTGCGAGTTACTTCTAAACATATATGCGTGGTACATAGCACCATCTATAATAATGTGTCTAAAGCGTTCTGGTATATTTGTTGTATCTGTTGCCCCAGATAAGTCGGTAGGAAAAGTATAATACTCATATACTACTTCGTATGCTTTATTTGGTTCTGGTGATAATATGTATTCTAAGTCAGGTGCTTGTATGACATAAATAGGAACACCTTGATTAGAAGTTGAGTTATACTCTTGCTGTACATACTTATCTAAGTATTCTTCATAAGCTACTTCACTTAATCTAGTGGTAGCATTACCAAGTGTAGTATTTTCTTTTATTCTAAATGTTTTAAAATTAATAACTTTAGCATCTGTTGGAAATGCGTAACGGCTAGTGTTAGCTACTAATGTAGTTGTTTGCGTTACATGATTAAAAGGCCAGTTATATTCTGACTGATTTAAATATCTTATGGAAGCGTTTACTGCATCTTTAGCCTGTGAGTAAAATCCTGTTGCAGTTGCAAAATTAGCTGAAGTGAGTTCTACCTCATTCAGCCGTCTGTTTACATCATTTACTAGACCAAGAAAATCGTACGCCATGTTTTTCCCTTAGAGAAAGTGAGGGGCAAGTTGCCCTGCCCCGTCACATTATGTTATGCGAGTGTGTCACGGTCTACATCTGTTGCTTTAAAGAGATTACCCTCAATAGGCATACAAACTGCAAAGACACGGATTACACCAGCACTAATTGTGCCAGCAGTTCCCGCAAAGGTTAGTTTTAACGAACCATCTGCAGTTACAAGAAGAGGAACACCTGCTGTTGCAGTATCCACTCCTGCGTATGCTCCTGCAGAAGCACCGTCAATATCAAACCCATCTACCCAATAATCGGCATCACCGCCAGATAGACCCATATCTATAGTAGCATCAGAAGCTGTGTTAGTTAAAGCAGTTTCTACTTCAACATCTGCATACATAATTAAATGGTCAGCAGGAATTGCACAGCACTCGATTGTGCTTCCATTGGCATCAATGTTTTGGTTAGAGAAGTCAATGGTTTGCTCTACGAGATAAGGACGCACCCTAGATGTTCTACCATAGCTAGGGCCGTGGTTAGTATCAGTTGTTGCTAACAAAGTTGTTGTTGCAGCCATTTCTTAACCCTCCCTTATGCCAAGCAGTAAGCGGCAGTTACGATTGCTTCAGGACGAAGAATCTTTCTGCCATAAAGATGCATACCACGAACGATGTCAGCAAAGCTGTCAGGGTCACGGTAAGTTTCAGTCTTGTTAATCTGCTCTGCAGTTGCAACAGCAGATGAATGACCAGCCACGATAATGCCCATGTTTGACGCATTAACACCGCCTGTAGTTGCAGGGCCAGTACCCAGCGAAGGCAAGTTGTTAGATGTGTAAACTTGGAAACCGTGAAGGTTATTTACAACAAGACCATTCTGAAGACCAGAGCCACCAAAGTCAGCGTTCAGAAGACGTGAATCTTCATCCTTCAACACCTCAATGAAAACCGGGTCAAGAACTAGCCAACGTCCTTGGGTATCAACATTCTGTTGGTCCATCAGACGTGACA